ATTAAAGTAATAGAAACGGAAATAAATCTGATTGAATCATCAGAATTATAATGAATTGTATCAATAAAACAATTAGCAGTTTTAGTATTAGGGTAATTTGAAATTACATCTTTGCCAATTTTATTAAATTCTAATAATAAATTTTTGTCATTTTTAAGATCAATTAATTTACCTTGAAATCCTTTGATTGTGTTATTAGTATTCATTTTGTTGTTGTTTTGTTCTGTAAACCTACAACCTTTATTTTGCATTTCAAACAATTTCAAACAAAATATATCAAAAAAATATCAATTATTTATTTAACGGTCATAAAAAAGGGCAAATCCAACGGAAATGCCCTTTATCTTACAACAACTATGAATCAATAACCTTAATCTTTCATTGCAATATTACACAATTTTCCCATCTTTTATCATAATGTTTTCAACCTTTGATTTGCCATCTGTGATCGTTACAACCGCAAAACCGTTGTTGTGCTGTGCAAATGGGTAATATTTAGGTGATAATTGCGTCAAACATCCTGTGGAATATGTATGGATGTATCGTTTAAATCCATCCTTTTTGATTGTGTTTGTTGTTCTGTGAACGTGTCCAATCAATGTATTGCAGAATGTTTTATTGAACGTGCTTTGTGATGGGTTCATTCCACCGGCCATCAATTCGTGACCGTGGCACACCAACAAATCGCCCATTTCCATGCCCTGCCAATCAGGAACAAATTTGATGTCTAATACATCCATCCTGAAAAACTTATCAAATTGCATTTCGTGTAATTGGGCAAATTCCTCAGCCTGCTCATTCAAATACCGTTGGTATCTGTTTTCGTGGTTGCCTGCCTTGAAATAGATCGGGATCGTTGGAAATATTCCACGCAATGTTTGCAGGAAATTACGGCACATTTCTATTTCCTTTGGAAAATCCCTCAAATCCTTTTCCTTTTCGTGCCGGCTGATGCTGTAAAAATCGAATGTGTCTCCATTTAGATACAGGCAATCAATGTTTCTTTCTTTTAACTCCTTAATGGCACACACCACGGCTTCAACTGAATGGAACGGCACGTGTATGTCTGACAATATCCCAATGACCTTTAAATGATCCGGCAATCGGTCTGATGTGTATTCCTTCCCAATGGATGGTTCAATGCCGAAATTCTCTAATTCAAAAAATGTCGTTGATTCAATCTTTGCCTTTGGCAAATTTTTCAATTGTGCTTCATTGCGTTCCCGGATTAAAATATTGTGATGCCTCATTGTTTTGCGAAACAACTCAGCCGTTTGGTATCCGTAGGTTTGGTAATATGTTTCAGAAAACGTTTTTAGGTTTAATGGCGATGAATAAAAATGATCTCTGATTTGATCGTGTTTTAGCCCCATGAATAGTTTTTTTTCAAAATTAGCCAAATAACTAATTAGTAAAACCGACAAATAAAACAAAAATGGCCGTAGATAATTCCACGACCATTTTGCATTCAACCTAATCAACATCCGATTCACCCATAAGATGAACGGATGCGCACTACCAAACCTATGAAAAACAAAATTATTCCTGATACGATACCCTGTATGTGCTTGCAACATCCGTGTAATTATTCGGAATATGGAATTGGCACGTGTACAGGTTAGATTTTAATTGCACCCGAATTGAATCCACAATGGCCGAATCCGTTTCAGTCAATGTTGGAAATTTAATGTACAATTTATGGGCCAATGTCATCACAGAATAATCATCCATGTTGTACAAATCACCTTCATATTGCATGGAATATTGCCTGAAATCATTCAATCTTTGCTGTGTGACTATTTGTTCAATATATAATCCTGTGCCATCCTGCGCACGTTTGAATGAATTATTATCCGTAAATGCACCTAAAAATAAAACTGAATCTACATCAGCCTGTACAATATCTGTGTGCTCCATCACATCAGATGTTGCAAATGTGCCTGATTGCTCACGGATAAAATATGCCTCTTTGTACACGTTTTGTTCTTTGTCAATGTTCCTGATGGCACAATTGTCCAAATACATTCCTGTGTATGAACCCGGTGAATTTATGTATGGATATGAAAACCCAATTTGCATTTGTCCGGGTTCCGGTGCATCCTTTGCTGTGAATTTGAATGATTCAAATGTACCTGCCCCAACAACTTGCGCTTCATTCCATAAAACTGAACCCCCTGATGTGCCCCACGTTTTGTTCACATCACTCCAATATGTATAAACACCCGGTGCATATTCAATCCGTAAAAACCACGGCAATCTGTTATCGCTTCCGCCTTTGTCTATATTTACCGAAAACAAAACCTGATATTGGTTGCCCTCAATTGCCGATGCTGAACCTGCACTAACTAATCTAACCGTGTAAACACCCAATGCACTTGTGCCAACATATTTCAACGATCTACGGCCTGCAAATGGCGCATTAACAAATTCTGTTGTGACTAATGTTGTTGTCCAATTCTCGTAATCAAATTCAAACGATGCGTTCAAATTCAAATCCACCTGTTGTTGTGAAATATCCACAATTTCCTGATATTTTTTCACCGGTCTGCGTGGTGTTCTAAACAGGTTTTGTCCGATTGGTTGCATATTGGTTGGCACAACCTTCAACATATTTGTTGTAACGGTTGATTGTTCCACCCCTGATGCGTTATAAATCCAATATTTGATGTTTTCTGTGCCTGCATTTAAAAATGCCTGCTTTGCTGTTAAAATGCCGGATCCTGTGTATGTGCCGGCCTGTATTCCTTCAATGATTCGTTGATCACCATATGATGAACAATTAACAATATACCAACGGCCAAATGATTGAAATAAACGGCAATTAAATCCAATTAGGATTGACCGCAATGTCATTTTTGCATCGTTTATGATGTAATAATCATGATAAAATCCTGATTTTTTGATTGTAACCTGATTAAACACGTTTTTCCATGCTGAATCGGTTGCAATTCTTAAATCATTGCTGATGTATATGTCATAACCCAATGATAAATTTGACAATGCATTATACATAAATTGCCACAATGTAGGATTGTCCGTGCCAATTGCAGGCATCCATGTATCATACCCATCTAACTGCCCCAAATTGTCTGTGGCTGTGATTGACAATGAATATGGTGTTGAAACCAATGCCTGTGAATAAAGATCGTTTACAACCCACCCTGACCAATATGTTTGCCATGATCCGGCTGATGCCTCAAAATACACAACCACTTTGTATTCACGTTCATCATACAGATAAAAATCGTCATACGTAACGTCATCCGTTACTAATAAATTCAACGTGCATAATGATCCAATCAATGGTTCATACAAATCCTCCTCAGCCTTCCACTCGATTTCAACCGGCTCACCTGTTCCAATCATTGGCAAAACGGCACCTGAATATCCGTTTTTAAAGATTTCAACCTTTCTTTTGTTGCCTTTTAAATCATCAAATTCTAATCGATATTTTACACCGTATGCCATATTTATCCTATTCTATTGCGTTGTTTTTCTGCTCTTTGTAAAGCTACCACCAAATCCTGACCTCTCAACACAAATTCACCGGATACGTTTGCCGTTCCGCCATTGCCTTGATCTAACATTCCCTGTAATTTGTTTAATGGTGCAATCACCTCAGGATTTGATTTTGCGCCCGGATATTCCCCCATCAAACCCATTGTTGGGCCTGATACGATACCACCTGCGGCAAATTTTGGAATGGCTGCAAACGCTGATAATACACCACCAATTGCCGTTGCAATAAATGCCGGTGTTGTAAAGATTGCAGCCGGCCCGGTTGCTGCTCCCGATTGTGTTGCACCTGCCACCGCACTTGACATTGCTGATGCCTGATTCATGACAATCTGTTGCAAAATCATTGATCCTAATTTTACCAATGTTTGCATCATTACCTGTGCAAAACCTTCAAATCCTGTTGATGCCAACCCCATTGATTTGATAACTGAATCACCCAATGCCGTGAATGCCTGCCCTGTTGTATCTGCAACCATTTGACCAATGGCCATGATGCTGTTGTATTTTTCCGCTAATAAATCAATCTGCGCGCTTTGTAATGTTGTTGATGCAACAATTGATGCATCCATCACAGACAATGGGGATTTTAACGATCCTAAATTGGTCGTAATGCCCATAATCTTTTCACCAATTGCCGGAAATTTCTCAAAATGTTTAACAAGATCACCGGCAAATGTTGGTAAATCTTTGACATTTGATGTGTCACCAAATGCCTGAAATTTAGCCATTTTTAATTCCTTTTTGGCAATTTCTTCATCCAATGCGGCATTTTTCAATTTCAACAACTGCATTTCAAGTAAATTGTCCTTTTCTACTTGATGCGCTTTTGTTTTTGTTCCTAATGATGCCGAAACCCTTTGTTGCTCTTTTTGTGCGGCTTTATCGGCTTCCGCTGTTGCTTTTGCATCTGCCTGTGCCTTCTTTTCTATTCCTGCAATTAATGCATTGTTTTGTGCCAACAATTTCTGTTGTGCTGCAATCTGTGTATCAAATGATTGTGTTGATATACCCTGTGCCGTATTCATTCCGGTCACCGGGCCTGATGCCATCCCTTTTTGCTTTTTAAGCAATTCAATTGATGCTAATATCTCTTTGTTTTTTGCCCGAATAGCATTGGCATCCTTTTTTTCTTGTTCTGATAATTTATTATCAGGATTCAACGCTTTGGTGTAATCATATGCAGATACAGCGGCCAATCCCAATAATGTTGCTAATCCTGCAATTCCACCGGCTGTTTTTAGTGTTAAATTGAATTTAACCGCTGCGGCACTCATTAGATTAAACCCTTCAATTACTTTCGGAACAATTGTACCGACCAAAAACAATAATGGCCCAACACCTGCCGTGATTCCTGCTAATGCAACAATAAATGTTTTTGTGCCTTCACTTGAATCTGAAAAACCTTGAATCATTGAATTTAATGAACTGACAATTGATGTGACTGCCGGCAACATAACCTGTCCAAATTGCGCACTCAATTGTTTTACACCCTCCCCAAACATACGCATCTGATTGGCTGCGCCTTCGTTTGTTCGTGCGAAATCACCTTGTGCATTCTTTGTGTTTGCCATCACATAATTGTAACGCAACATCACTTTTTCTGCCTGTGACATCGTATCATATTGCTTTGTCATCCCCTGCGATAATGCATAGGTTTTCAAATTGGTTTCGGTCATAATAACACCTAACCTTTTCAATGATTCCGTTTCACCGGTAAAAATTCCATTTAGGGCCGTTGTGGCTTCCTTAATGTTTATGTTTTTAAAGGATGATAAATCCCCGGCCAATCCAACTAATGATGTGGACAATTTGGATGCCTCACCAACACCCAATCCCATTGATGTTGCCATATCGCCAAACAATGCAGCCATATCCAAGGCCGTACCCTCAGCAATACCAAAGGATGTCAATGATGTTTTGGCAAAATCTTTCACCGCCTGTGAAGATGATGCAAATGCCACATCAACTTTGTTCATTGACTCGTTGAAATCAGATGCCATCATTACAGATGCCGTTCCGGCTGCCAATAATGGTGCCGTGACAAATGTGGACATTGTTTTGCCTAATTCTGCCGCTTGCTTTGAAAACGACACCAATGATTTCTGTGCATCGGACAATGCTGCATTCAGATCGGCCGCATCACCGGTTATTCGTACTTTTAATTCTTCTGCCATGATGTAAAGTTAAAAAAAAAGCCAACCCATTATTTGGATTGACTTTTTTCAATTTGTTTCAAAAATGCCTCGAATTGTTCCGGTGTAGATTTCGGTTTGCCTTTTTCCAAATACACATCCTGTGGCAACGGGAATAATTTATCAGGTGTGATCACCTGTGATTTTTTGGTGGCATTCGAATTGACAATCATGGTGGAAATGAATCGTGCCATTTCCCAATTCAAGTTTACATTTACACTCCACGATTCCCCCAACAACGCATTTTCTTTCCAAGTATTGCGCCAAAACTGATCCGGTGAAATACCTGCCTGACCGATATAAAAATCAAGCATTCGATCCCACGTTAGGGGTTGATCTGCTTTGGGTTTTTTGTTGATTTTTCAACGTTTCTGCGCACACCTGCATTCAAGTCATTACCCAAAATTCTTGATTCCATTAATGTATTCACCAACAATGTCAATGAATCCGGTGTCATATCCTCCATCCACGATCCTACCTGAAAAACGTTGTAATCAATTTCATTTCCATTCTCCTGATCGTATGCCAATAAACCTGCATAAACCAATGCACGCATTGTGTTCAATGAAATGCCTGATGAAAATACTTTGTCGATTTCCGAAATTTTGTGTCCGCTTGCATCCTCAAATGCAACCCAAAAATTCATGCTGAAATGTAATGTGCGATCCTTACCGCCAATATTTAATTGACAATAACCACGTTTGCGATTTTCCATTTATGTTTGATTAGGTGTTTAAACTTTAAAACCCTGCACCATTTTACTGATGCAGGGAATTTATTTCTGAATCAGCAAATTATGAATTTGTTGATTTTACGATTGCGCCTGTCAATGTGATTGATCCTGAGAATGTCACCGCTGCCTCCATTTCTGCTGATTGCTCGATTGATGCAATGTATCCTTCCGCTGTATAGATCACATCACCTGTTGCAGATGTACCGAATACACACGTAACGATTGTGCGATTCAATACGTAATCAACTAATTCCTCAGCATTTGCAGCCGATGCGTAGTTTACTAAACCATCAAATGAAATTTCACCTGAACGTAAACCGCTGATTCCCTCAGACCAACCGCCTGAATTTTTTGTTGTTGCATCTGCAATGTCTTGTGTAATAGACAAAGTACACGATGTTGTGTGTGCAATGGCCGTCCCTTCAACTTTGATTAATAGGTTCGTGCCGTTAAATACTCCCGATGTTGCCATATTTTTGTTTAATTTTTATGCTCTTATTTTATGCAAATATATTCAAAATGCATTATAGATTTTGCCATTGAATATTTAAGTTTTCCCAATTGGTAAACACCAAATTCCAAATCAATCGCTGATCTGTATAAATCCGGCCCGAAATTGT